AGTTTCCCAGCGCTGGAAGAAGGATTTAATCTGGCCTTCGGCGGTCATGCTGACACCGCCTTCCTCGTCGAAGTGTGCCGCGAGGCGAGCCACTGCCAGTCAACGCCCTGGATATTCTTCCGATCGGCGGCGGCTATCACGCCGTCCCAATGCCGCGGCGAGATGCTTTCGCGAAGCCTCATCTGGCGTGCTGCCTCGTATCCGCAGCCGACATCAGTCGCGAATTCGCCGATGGTTTCCCACTCGTCAATCAGGGCTGAAATGGAAGAAGGTGTTTTGCTCATGACCGCCATCGTACAAAAGGTACGAAGACCGCGCAAGACGAAATCGTACACATTGCACGATATTTTTCGGCCATAATGTACGAATGGAATTACCGAAGGACAGATTGAGGCGCGCCCGGGAGGCAGCTGGGTTTCAGACCCCTACCGACGCGGCGAACGCGTTCCCGCGCGATATCAACAAGAACACCCTGATCAGCAACGAAAACGGCAATCGGGCAATCTCAAAGAAGGCCGCCGAGAAATACGGCGAACTCTTCGGGGTAAAGGCTGGTTGGATCCTGTTTGGCGACGGCGGCGAAGACGAGGTAACGGCTGTCCCGAGCGAGATCACGCTGAGCAGGATCGGGATGGTAGCCGGCAGAGTTGCCGGCGTTGTAGAGGCCGGGACATTTCGGGAGGTCGATGAGTTCGATCAGTCCGACGCTGTGGAGATCATGCTCCCGCGAGACGAAAAGTTTCCCAACGCGCGCCAACTGATCTTCGATTGCAGCGGCGATAGCATGAATGATCTCCGCCCTCGCCCGATCTTTCCCGGCGATCGCCTCGTCTGCATATCGTACGAGGATGTTGAGCACCTGGTCGAGTTACGATCAGGAATGGTTGTTGTCGTGGAACGGACACGGGACGGCGGGCACTTCCGCGAATGGTCGGTGAAGCAGCTCGAGCTTTTCGGAGATCGTGCCGAGTTCCATCCGCGATCGACGAACCCGAAGCACAAGCCGATTGTCATTCAACGCGATCATGAGGCAGATGACGGCGTGAGCGTCCAGGTCATTGCACTTGTCAGACGCGTGATGAATGAGATGCCCGGCTTCTGACCAGGAAAAATAAATCCGACAGCAACAAATTTTTGAGATTAGAGCTACAGGTAGCGGGGAGGTTCAAGTGGCTGAACGGTGGGCGGGAATACAGGTTTCAGGAGAGAAGGTAACTCTAGTAGATATCAACGTTCCCGACGATGACGGGCTATACGAGATCGTCGCCGACAAAACATTTACTTTGCAGGCGGGAGACAGATCCCAGGCCTACAAGGTCATGCATGATCGTCTGATCGGGTACATACGCGAGAACAAAATTTCAAAAGCTGTCCTTAAAGAAAGCGCCCTTCCTCTCAAGGGTTCGCCGAAACTAGCCCTTTTGCATTCCGCCGAGCTGCGAGGGGTTGCTATGGCAGCGGCGGCGTCGGCATGTGAAACTAAGACACTTGCGAAAGCCTCCATCAGCAAGAGATTTGGCAAACGCAAAGCGGATGAGTACCTGCGAGACGACGACTTCTGGGAAGAAACGATCGAAGGTGCAGATCTTCGAGCCGGGAGCCGCGAGGCTGCACTCTTGATCATCTCCAGCGCAAAGAAAAAGGCGCCGAAATGACCGGTTTGAGGTCGAGACTTACTGTCGGCGCTAAAATTGGGAATGGGCACTTTGGTGACGTCCATGAGGGTATCGATCCAATTCACGGAGTTGTGGCCGTAAAAATCCTTCGTCAACGCCCACAGGAGTCGAACGACGATTGGGTGGTGCGCCGCGAGGGTCTATTGAATGAAGGCGAACGCCTAAAGAAGGGCGCTCATGACCACGTCGTCGCAGTGCACCACCTGCTTGAAGCACACGATCAAGATGCCATCCATCTGGTTATGGAATTCTGTTCTGGCGGATCCTTGCAGAAACCCTATGAGAGAAACCCCTTATCCACGGCGGCTGTCCACAAGATTGCCACTCAGGTTGCTTTAGGGCTTGGCACGCTCCACGCGCGAGACATGCTTCACCGAGATCTCAAGCCCGGCAACATATTGATCGACGCCAAAGGATCGGTGAAAATCGGCGACTTCGGACTGGTCACAGATAACCTCATCCTCGGCTACGGATCTCAAGCAGGGTACTCAGATCACATAGCGCCCGAGGTTTGGGCCGGTGGGGGCACATCTGTGAAGACCGATATATGGGCACTCGGAATGACCCTTTATAGGCTCCTGCATGGCCACCGGTGGTATAGTGCTTCGCCCTCGCCCAGGTTTATAGTTCAAAATGGAAGATTTGCCGATAACCTTCAATGGCTGCCGCACGTATCCGCAAAATGGCGAAGGATTATAAAACGAGCTTTGCATGACGAACCGGCGTATCGATACCAGAACACAGATCAGCTTCTGAACGATCTAAGCGGGCTCGATGAAGCGAGATGTTGGGAATGCTCAGTCGAAGACAACAGCGTCCAATGGCACCGCGAGATCAAGGGGCGCCGTGTTGAGGTTGAGTGGCGCACAGTTTCTCCGCGAAAGCACGAATGGGACGCCAACTCTTTGCCAGTAGCGAATGGACGCGCGTTGAAGCTGGGCGGCAGCAATGGCATTTGCGGCAAGGGAGTAGTGGAAAAGGAACTAACTGCTTTCTTCAGGCTGAAGGCCTAGCGGCTCGGCGATCAATGTAATTTTCGACGCTCGAGGGATTCAGTTTACGCAACCCATGCGCTTGGGTTGCGATTGCCTTACGCTCGTTTGAGCAAGCGAAGCAAAACTTCTGCGGATCGAAATCGCCGCCTGCTTGATGAGGGAAACTTCCGTTGCAAAACGGGCATCTCCTCAAGCGCAAAGCTTTAGCCATGAAATTGGATTCCCTGAGTCCCCTACGCTAGGAACATACTAAGAACAAACTAACAGTCAATTAAGATTTTCTGATGGCGATCTAACTTCCATCTGATGTGAGATTGACTTGAAGGACGGAGCATTCATGCGGCGAAACTCCGTTTTCCCTTAAGGTCGAACCCTGCACAAGCGTCGGCTACTTCCTGCAAGAACCATCGCTTTGGGGGCGTGCACATGTAGCTCCTTCCATCGTCGCCGGGGAAGTTCATAATCGGCAGGACGGAAAACTCTTCCTCGTCGCCGACCGGGGCAAATGGACCTATCCTAAAGCTATAACCCGGGAAGCGATTGGCGAGGTAGCTTTCGAACCGTCCCTTGGCCGCCGCGACTGCCGCCCGCTGCTCGAACGGCGGGACGATGATGAATTCCAGGACTTCTCTTTCAGTAGGCATAACTCTCGCCTCCTTCGATACCGACAAGCCGCCCGATTACGCCGCCACATGGCTGGCATCGAAACGGCAACTTCTCCAAAAACACGCTTTCAATCAGCTCTTCAGCATCCCTCGGCACCTCATCGCCGACGGGCATCTGAACGACCTTTTGACTGTCTCTCATGCAGTTCTCGCACCTGATGTAGAGCGTGAACCAGGCTGACGACCTCAACGCTGCTAGACCCATCGTGTTCTCCTTTCGTTCTCATGAAAGCAGAAGGTGCATCCAGAGTCGAATCGATTCTCGCCGGACGGAAAAGTTTCTTCACACCTCAATGTCGTACAAAATGTACTTGACGATGAATCGTACATAACGTACGCTCAATCCATCAACGAAACGCCACGGCGCGAGGATGGAATGCAGTATTTCCGCAACATCGAGACTGAGCAGAGCAAGCGCGACGCTCGCTGGAATGCAGCCCGCACCCTCGCCGACTGCAACGCCTACATGGCGATTGAGGCTCAGCGCTGCGGCGCTCTCGGCTTCGAATTCATCCGCCGTCCCGAACACAAGGTCCGTGGCCCGTCGTGGCTGCGCGGCGCGACGGCCTCTGTCGTCGAGCACTACCGCTATGCCCGCGAGATCATGAACATCCGCGATGAGGATCAGCTCTATGCGTAACAAGGCAGAACGTCTCGCCTCCCTCCATCAGATGAGCGCCGCCGAAGAGGCTGCCTGTGTTCGCTACGGGCTGAGCGTTCGGAGCGCGCTCCTCCTCTACATCAAAGATCGCATAATCGTTCATCAGGATTGGGCGCGTTCATACGCCGCCTACGCCCGGGAGCAGATGGGCGTCACCGATGGGGACCAGCTCTATGCATGACCTCTCGGATATCCAGGCCCGTCTCACAGAGATCAACAAGCGCGTCGCGCCGATCATCGATGAGAACGCCCGCCTTACCGACGCGGTAAACAAGGCCGTCACCCTCATCCTCACTATTGTTGCCGTCGGCTTGCTGACGGTCGTCGCGATCGCGCCGGCCGAGCAGGAGCTCAAGGCGCGAGCACTCGATTGCCAGGAGGCATGCGTCACATGGCAGAAGTAGAATTCAACCTCGCCAGACAGGCGGAAGCCGCAAAGCGCCTGATGAGCAATCTCCACTCGCAAGGCGTCGATGACGATCAGGAGTTGGTGGCCGACACAATCGAAGGAGAGACCAGCCTGATAGAGGCCATCGAAGCCGCGCTTGCCGAAATAGACGAATGCGACATTCACGTCGCCGGCCTCAAGGCGAAGGAAGCCGAGTTCGCGGCGCGCCGCCGCCGTCTCGAAGAGCGCGCCGAGCGCATCAAGGCGACGATCGAGCAGGCGATGATCGCGACCGATCAGGAGAGCTTTCGCCTGCCGACGGCCACGCTGACGCTGGCAAAGCGCGCCGCGTCCCTGATCGTCACCAACGAGGCTGACATCCCGACGCGGTTCTGGATCGAGCAGGAGCGCCCAGCTCCGAAGCTCGACAAGAAGGCGCTCCGGGCCGCGCTCGATAAAGAACCCATTCCCGGTGCCACGCTCGACAACGGCAGCCGAAGCCTTTCCGTCCGGAGGAAGTGACCATGAATGCATTGACCCGCTATGACATGACGCCGAAGCAGATTTCGCTTGTCAAGACGACGATCGCGAAGGACTGCAACGATGAAGAGTTCAACCTGTTTTGCGAAGTCGCCCGGGCGAAGGGACTTGATCCGTTCCTCGGCCAGATCATCCCGATGGTCTTTTCTAAGGGTGATGCTGAAAAGCGGAAGATGACGATCATCATCACCCGCGACGGTCAGCGAGTGATTGCGCAGCGCTGCGGTGACTATCGCCCTGCCAGCAAACCCACACAATTCGAGATCGACAAGGCCACGGTGTCTCCGACCAACCCGATTGGCATCGTCTCGGCCACAGTCTTCCTCTGGAAGCGCGATCCGAAAACCGGCGAATGGTTCGAAGTGGTCGGCCAAGCCTATTGGGACGAGTTCGCGCCGATCAAGCGCAAGGCGGCCGGCGGATACAAGTGGGAGGACACCGGCGAGGTATGGCCCGACAGCGGAAAGCCGAAAAAGAAGAAAGTCGCTGTCGGCGAGGAAACGGAAGTCCTCGACGATTCCGGCAATTGGTGCCGCATGCCGCGCCTTATGATCGAAAAGTGCGCGCAGATGCAGGCGCTTCGGGCCGGTTGGCCGGAAGAGTTCACCGGCACCTATGACGAGGCCGAGATGGACCGCGCCAGGATGATCGACCTGACGGCTTCCGAGATTGTCCAGCAGGAGCAGCAGGAAAACCGCCTGCGCGCAATCAGCGGCAAGGATGCCCTCACCGTCTGGTGGGGCAATGAATTCGCGCTCGAAAACGTGCCGGACGGCAAGTTCTTCGACGCCGTCGTCGAGCACATCAAAAACCTTGACCCGGTCACCGTGGCGAAGTGGGAAGACGCGAACCGCGCCAGCCTGCAGATCTATTGGGCACGGCATCCGGGAGACGCCCTCGAACTGAAAAAGCGTATCGAGGCGGCCCGTCAGATGCGGGCGGCGAACGTCGATAAGGCTCTTCAGAGCCATCCTTTGATGGCAGGCTGATCATGTCCACCAACAACCGCATCGTCGACACCGACCAAGCCCGCGACATGCTGGTGAAATACATTATGGGCAAGACCATGCCCTTCACCTGCAGCATCACCGACGGTAAGCACCGAACCAGCGACCAGAACCGGCTTCAGCGCCTTTGGGTATTGGAGATCTCAGCGCAGCTCGGCGACCAGGCGCCGGAAGATGTTCGTGGATACTGCAAGCTCCATTTCGGCGTTCCGATCCTTCGGAACGAGAACGACGTGTTCAAAGCGGAATATGACGCCGTGATCATGCCGCTCCCCTACGAGCACAAGCTCAAGCTGATGATGGTGCCGTTCGACTTCGGAGTTACGCGCCTGATGACGACGCGCCAGAACACAATCTACCTCGATACGGTCCACCGGCACTATTCCGAGCAGGGCGTGATCCTCACCAATCCTGAAGATTTGAAGCGGAGAGCCGCATGACCGGGTTTCTCCTGAAACGCTACGACGTGACCGTCAGCGGGTTTCCGTCGCATCCTTACGACGCGCACTCGCCAGGCACGGCCCGCGTGAAGGCTTGGCATGCCTACTGCTCCTACCGCCATGTCTCCTTCAAGGAGTTCATGCAGATCAGCGTGGTTCGGCGCGGTACCGACCCGACAGGATACGGGCGCCCCATCCTCGTCGGCGGCAGGCCCGCATTCTTCGTCAGTAGCGATGCCCAATACGTCCGGTTCGTCCGCCCAGGCGAAACACAGACGTTTTTCTCGCATCCACTTGATGTGAAGGAGGCGGCATGACCGAGAAGCGCATCGCCCCTCCCTTCGAAAGCCAGCAATTCACCAGCCACCAGGAGTGGGTGAACAAGGCCAGGTCATGGCTTACCCGCCATCCACGCTACAACAACACCGAGCACGGCGATACGAAGGGCTGGCGCGGCCACCACTTCACCGCCATGTGCTTCGACAGCCTCGGCCGTCGCGTCACGAACGGCGGAGACTTCCAGCGCGCCGAAGAGGAAGGCACCTTCCCGGTCTGGTGGGTCTGGCCCGATCAGATCCCGGAGCTTGTCGGCCGCCTCGCCAAGTCGGACGTGGAACTGAACCTGGCGAGAGGCGGTGGCGTCCTATGATCGACTGGCAGAAAACCGCGTCCAGCGTCATAGGCGAGGTTCACCGCAACCTCCCGAGCGACGCCGACCTCGCCACCCGCAAGAAAGCCTTGCGTGCCGCCCGACCTTGGGAGTTCGCCTCGACGAGCTGGGGCAAGAAGGTCTGGGCGAAGCACTCCCGCAAATACCTCGAAAAGTTCGGCCTGCCGCCGCTGAAGGCGAAGGCCGTCGAGCAACACCTATCGCCGCTCGAACGGTTGATGGCAAAGGCAAAAGGCGGTGAAGCGTGAGTATCGAATCCCTCCTCGAACAATCATGGCAAGCGCTTCTCGATAAGGACGATCGCACTAGCCCAGCCGAGTATCCGGACATGTGCCTGATTACCCGAGAGGAGCTTTCCCGGTTCCTCGTCGACGCGTCGTTCAAGTGGCATGAAGCGCGGAGCCACGGCATTCATGTTGAAGAATCGCGCGAGCTCGACAGCGGCGACGTCATGGGATTCTTCGCCAGAGGCCATTATGACCGGCACAAGTTCGCAGAGGCCTGCAACGAATTCACCGGCGCCGATCCCTATTACGACCGTCGTTATGTCAGACCGGATGACTGCCAGCAGGGTTGGTGGCGCACGGTACCGGTCAGCGGCGAGCCGGGCGTCGTCTCCTACCACAACGCCGAGCCGCATTCGCGAGGGGCTTTCGCCGTCACGGTCACGAATGTCGTCGAGGATCATGAGCGCAAGCAGACGCAGCGCAACATTGACGCGCATCACAAAGGTCGAGCCGCTGGCTTCGCCGAAGGTTTGAACTGGGCGCTTCGCCAGCTAGATCGCATCAACAGCGAGGCCGGAGATGAACTCCTGCGCCAGTATCGCGAGCAGGATAGGAAAAGCGGAGGCAAATGAGCACCCGTCAGCAACGCCGCGCCGCCCGCTCTTTCGAACGCCGGGGCCTGAAAGGTGATTGGGGCCTCTG